TCCACGCTCAACTCTTCCTTCATCGGTCAGCACCCATAGTCGCCCGGCCGTCACGGCCGGGGGAGCCAAAGGCTGGCGCGCCAGCCCCAGGTGCGAGGTCATAGCTCGCGGTTCGAGGCGGTACCAACGCCTCGGCCACCCCCGTTACGGGGCGGCAAACCTTGGTCTCAGCAACCGAACGCAATGTAGTCGAAGCCATCCAGGCTTGAGCTGGTGCCCTCGTTGCCCGTCCACTGGTCCATCACCACCAGCCCGCTGCGGCTGATCGAAACCCGCTGCAGCCAACAATCCCGGTAATTGCTGGCGCTGCTGTTGATCGGCATCGCAAAAAAGAACAGCCCGGCATGTGTGAACGGGGCGGCGAAGTCCATGGCATAGGCGCCCTCGGCCATCGCGGTCAGATGCTGGCCGATCCGGACCTGCCAGCCACCCGGAAACGTGATCGAGATCTCGCCAGGCAGGCTTGCGGGGTTGGCGATGCTGAACAGCGTGCCAAGCAGGTCGGGCGTCACCACCTTGCCCGCCTCGGTCCCGGCCACGAGGTCGGCGCCGGCGGCCTTAACCACGCTGAGCGCCACGTCCGCGTCGAGCGCGTGGCCACCGGTAATCAGGCCGGCGGTGGTGATTGCCCGGGTGGTCGGCACCGATCCCACGCCAACGCCAGCACCGGCCACCCCGGTGGCGATCGCCAGCACCGCTTCCCAGATCTGATCATGGTCACCTTTGACCAGCGCAGTGCCGGTGTGCTCGACCAGCCTGCACAGCCCTTCCTGAAGGTCGTTGAGCCAGTCGGCCGGCACCCGCGTGCCCGCCTGACCAATCTGGGGGTTGCCGTCGACGAACAGGTTGCCAACGGCATCATCGGTGTCGATTCTATGCATGCTTGCTACTCCGTGAAGTCGAATGACCAGGCCGCCACCGGGGCATCCGGATAGGCGAAGATCGTGGTGGTATGTGCGGGCCGAACGCGCCGGATCACACACTCGAGCGAGCTGGTGCCAAAGCTGCGCAGTCGGTCGCCCGCGCGCGCCGCGCCAGCGCGAAAGTCGGTTTCGAAGGGGGCCGCGCCGATCGCCCCAGACACGGCCGGGCCGGCGCCGGCCGGCATCACGTCGACTCGAAAGGCAAAGGCAACCGCGTTGCCGCCACAGCGATCGCCGGAGTGAAAGCCGGCCCGCAAAGGGCGGAACTCGCTGATCGCCACGCTGTAGCCCAGCGCGGCCGCCAGCGTGGTCAGGTAGGCGATCGACTGGCCACCGCGCGAGGTCAGCTTCGCCAGGATCGCCGCGCGCCGCTCGGGCACCGTCACCGCGATCGTGCCCGAACAGGCATCGGGCAGCCCGCAGATCCGCTCCCAATCGGGCAGCAGCTCGAGCGCGGTGCGCGGGTCGAGCTCCTCGATCAGCCGCAGCGCTCGCGCGTCGATCCGCGCCAGCTCCTGCGCGAATGTGTCGAGCAGCCGGGTGAGCCAGGCGCCGTCCTCGCGCGGCAGCGCCGGCCCCGGCGGCAGCAGCTGCTGCAGGCCCCGGCGATAGTCGGATGCAATCGCCGCCATCAGTCCACCCACGTGATCGCGCCGCGCACCGGCATCGCCCCGGCCGGCGCCACATAATTGCCCGCAGGCGAGCGCAAGTCATAGTCATCGCAGGCGCTCTTGATCGCCTCGCGCACATGGCTGATCAGCAGCGTTCCGCCGGGCTCGGCCTCGCGGGCAAACAAGTCGTCGAGCTCGGCCTGGACGGCGGCGCGCGCACCCACCGGGCTCACGCTGAGGATGAAGGGCACCGACACCGGCGCCGGCGAAAACACCACCACGTCGGCGGTCACCGGCCGCAGCGGCTCGATCGCCGCCGCCATCGCGGTCACGTCGTCACCGGTCGGGAAAATGTCGGTGCGCCCGTCCATCACGAAGGTCAGCCCCACCGTGCCCGCACCCATCCAGCCCGGCAGCACCCAGGCCCGCGTCACCTCGGCCTGCGCCAGCGCCCATTCGATATAGTCGCTCTTCGCGCCACCCTGCGGCGGCTGCTGGATGCGCGCCAGCAGCCTGGCCAGCAGCGCCGAATCGGCCTCATCATCGGCACCGCCCAGCAAGCCGCCACCCGCCACCACCGCCGCCGCGCCCACGCCTGCCGCAGGCGAGGCAAAGCCCAGCGCGGTGCCCGCCAGCGTGTTGCCCGCGGCACCAGCAATGCTTGCCGTCACCGTCACGCTTGCCGCGCCGCCGCTCACCGCCACCGGTCCACTGACCACGAACGCGGCACCATCGGCGCGCAGCAGCACTGCCAGGTCGGGCACGATCGCGCCGTCGAGCCCGCTCAGCGTCACCAGGCCGCTGGCGGCATGCCCGGACTTCTTCTGCACACCCCAGATGGCGGCCCAGCGTTCGAGGTAGCTGCCGTCGGCGCGGTCCCAGATGCACTCCTGGGCGATCGCGTCGAGGTAGCCATAGAGCGCGTCGGCCGCGCCGGTGTGGACGCGCAGCAGCAGGTCGATCAGCGAGCGCAGCAGCCGGCTTTCGGTGCCGGGCAGCTTGCTGTCGGCATCGTCGCGCACCCGCGCGATCAGCGTGGCAAGGTCGGGCCGGATAAAGGTCATGATGCAAACCTCAAGTGCTGGCCTCCCAGAGCAAATCGAACACCTCGCGCTGCCCGCTCGGCCGGGTCAGCGTGATCGCCAGCGCCAGCACGCCCGGCGCCGGATTGGTCGCGCTCACCTCCACCGCGGCGGCAATCCGTTGAGCCACCAGCCAGTCGAGGGCCTCGCCGGCATAGTCGCGGGCGCGGTGCAGCACCGTGCTGAGCTGCTTCTCGCGCGCCAGCAGCCATAGCCGGCTGCCGGTCACATCGCCGGGCACTTCGGCCAACGCATCGCCCCACCAGCCCTGCCGGTCGGCGCCCGCTGGCAGCACGTCGTCGGGCTTGGCCGGGGCGTTGAGGAACAGGCTCAGCAGCACCGCGGTGCGCAAGCCGTCGTCGGCCACGAAGTCGCCACCCGCCACCGCCAGGTCGCCGCCCCAGCGTGCATTATCCCAGACCAGGGCGAGGTCGGTCATGCCGCCGTCACCTTCGCGCTGCCGCTGGTGATCACGCCGCCGGCGACGCTATCGCCCACCCGCGCCACCGCCGCGCCGCCCTCGCCGCCCAGGCGCACGTCGTCACACTCGACCAGCACCACCGGCGCCACCACGTGCACTTTGGCATGCCCGGTCACGGTGAGCGCATCGCGCCCCAGCTTCACCACGTTGCCCAGGTCATCATAGAGCGCCACTTCGCCGCCCTGCAGCCCGCGCAACCGGTAGCGCCGGTCCTCCACCGCCACGATCACGCCATGGCTGCGCGCCCCACCAATGAACAGCACCGCTGCCTCGGCGCCCGGGTGCGGCACGCTGGTGAAACCATATTCCTGGAAGCGCTCCACGCCCTCGGCGCTCTCGCCCGCCAGCAGGTCGACCTGGCAGGCCTGCGCCTGCATGCCATCGTCGATCAGCCGCAGCACCGCCCGCGCCGCCACCATGCGGATGCGCCGCGAAAGCGGCCCCAGCAGCCGGGAAAGATCGGCCGCGTTCATGCAAACCGCGCCTTGCGCTTCGGCACCGCGCCCAGCGCTGAAGGGTCCGCGCTCGGCGGCGCCGGCGTATAGGCCTCGGGCCGCCTCAGCCCGATCTCGCTGCGCTTGCCCTGTTCGTCGACCATGAAGCGCAGCTCGGTCACCATCATCGTGTCCGCAATCCACGCGCTCGGCGCCTCGGCCGCCACTGCGTCGATCAGCGCCCACAGACCGGCATCGGGCGCGCGCCATGCCGGCAAGGTCAGGTTGAGCGATTGCGAGCGCGCCGCCCGCACCATCGCTTCCCAGCTCGCGCGCGCCTGGAGCGAGGCCGGGCTCGCCTGGTCCTCGGCCATGACCACCAGCGGCCGGTGCCGGCTCACCGCCGGATCGCTCGCCTCGCCTTTGGGCCCGGCCACCGCCGCGCCGTTGTGCTGGTCGTTGCCCGATGCCTGGCCGATCGCGGTGTAGCTGCTGAAGCGGTCGCCCACGTCATGCCGGCCATGCAGCTTCATCGGCGCCACGCCTTCGCGGATCGTCGCACGCACTGGCCCCGGCTTGGGGCTCACCACGTGCACGCTGCCATCGGCATGGCTCACCGCCACCAGCGCCCGTTGCTTGAGCATGCGGGAAATCGCGTCCCAGCAGCTCTCGCCCGGCTCGATCGCAAAGCGCGCAAATGCCGGTCCGGTGTCTACGTCGGCCACGATGGTCACGCCGATCGGCGCGGCGATCGCGCTGGCAATGTCCTCCAGCTTGCGGTTCACCCAGCTGCTCGGGGTCAGCGCCGGTGAGCAGTCGATTAGGTCGGCGGCGAGCGATCGCCCTTCCACGCCGATGGTATGCGTCTCGCCCTCGAGCGTCGCGTCGAGCTGGTCGATATAGCCGGTGATCACCACCTCGCTGCCGATCGCCACCGAGGCCTTGGCGCCGGCGCGCGGCATCTGCCGCTGCGGCTGCCCAGGCCAGCGTTCGGTCAGCGCCAGGCGAAACGAACTCGCCACGTGCTCGATGCCGAGCGAGATCTCGATCGACGTCCACCCGGCATAGACCGTGCTGTCGATCGTCAGCGTCACCGCGTCGCGATCAGCCCCCTTGCTAACCATTGCTGCCTCCCGGCACCGGGTCGGCGCTCGGCAGTTGCAGCGCGGATGCCGGCACGAACAGCGGGTGCATCACTCGGTTGCGCGATGCCAGCTCCAGCGCGGCCTGCTCGGTCTGCGCAGCATCGCCATAGACGCTCCAGGCAATCGCCAGCGCCGGCCGCACCGCTGGCGGAGTGAAGGCGAACAGGCGTGCCAGCGAGCCGCCGCGCGCGGTCACATCGGCCGCCAGCGCCCGCCGCAGCGTCGTCAGGCTTTCCGCCAGGTCCCGGTTGCCGCGCCCGTTCGCCGCCAGCGCTGCATCGTCGAACTGGCTGGTCAGTCGATCGCGCACCGCGATCGCATCGTCATAGGAAGCAAACGCCACACCCGCGATCACGTCGACCGCCGATGCCGCGCATCCCGCCACCACAAGGTCGATCGAAGCCTGCCGGTTCGCGGCAAGCCGCGCGTTCGCCGGCGTGCTGCTGTCGCCGATCGGCGCCGCCGATGCCGAGTTGATCACACTTTGCAGCGCCGCCACTTGCATCTGCGGCTGCCCGCCCAATTGCGAGAGCGCATCGATCATCCCGAGCATCGCGTCGGCAAGCCGCGCCGGCTGCCCCAGCAGCGATGCCGCGCCCTGCAGCGTCGCCAGCCCCGAATGAAATGCGCGGAGCACCGTGCCCGCCCCGCCAAGCAGGCCGCCAGCCTGCGCGATCTGGGCGGAGAGCGTGCCCAGGAACTGTGCCGAGCCCAGCTGCACGAACCCGGCTTGCCCGGCGGCCAGGAAGCTGGCCAGGAAGCCCGCTTTCGCGTTGGCCTTCGCCACAGCGCTGGTCGCCTTGCTCGCGCCCGCGGTGTCGGTGCGCACCTCGGCGGTCACCATCACGCCCGGCTCGACGAACGACAGGTCGAACCGCGCCATCCCGCCCTCGGCGGTGCTCTCGCTCAGCCGGCAGCCGGCCACTTGCGCGGCGAAGGTGCCCAGGAACGGGTGCACGAGCGTGCCCGCGCCCGGCGCCTCGAGCGCCGCCAGCAGCGCATCGCGCGCGGTGCGGTAGTCGGGGCCGATCACGAAGGCGCTGATCGTCCAGGCGCGGCCCTTGCGGCCCAGGTCCTCGAACCACGGCTCGTCGCGGAACGGGAAGGCATGGCTCTCGCCGCGCCGGCCCAGCTCGTGCTCGTGGCTTTGCGTCAGGAACGCGGCGTTGCGAAAGCTGCCCGGGCGGTACGCGTCGCGCCAGGTGGTCGGAGCCTTCGCCATCAGTGCGAGCCCCCGACGGCGCCGCGCCGCAAGAGCTGGCCCTGGCTGCCGTAGATCGAAACCTGGTCAGGCTTGGCGCTGCCCTTGAACTCGAAGACGAAGCGGTTTGGCTGATCACTCGCAGCGGCGCCCACAGCAGCCTTTTTGGCCGTCTGCCGCGCCGGTGCCGGCGCATCAAGTTGCGGCAGCGGCACACCCAGCGCCACGCTGCCGATCGTCATTCCCATGCCCGCCAGCGCGCTGATCACCTTCTGGAAAGGGCTGCCCTCGTAGCCGGCAGCGATGCGCTTCCAGAACCCCTGGAAGAAGTCGACCAAGCCATTCCACTTCTCTTTGATCGCGTCTGCGAGGCCGCCGAACCACCCCTTGAGCGGCTCCCAGTTCTTCCAAATCAGATATCCTAGGAAAGCCAAGACACCCAGGATGCCGATCACGACTGCGATCGGAGCAGCGGCAATGTCGAGCCCAAACAGCATCGTCGCCACCGCCGCGATCGCCGGGGCCAGCCCGATCAGCGCGTAAGTCAGCCCTGCGATCTTCCCAGCCACATAAATGTTGACCAGGCCGTCGAGGCCGCCGCCGCCAAGCCCGGCAAGAACGCCGAGTGCTCCGGCAATCAAACCAAGCCCTGCGCCCGCTGCCTTCAGGTCGGAGCCAACCTTGGTCCAATCCGTCTCCTTGAAAAACTTGATCAGCCGGTCGCCGGTGCCGGTGATGAAGTCGGAAATCTGCTTTGCCCACCGCTTCAGCGAGCCATCGGCCGAGGCCTTCTTGATGAACGCGAAGAACTCGTTGAGCCGCTTGAGTGCCCAGTCCATCACGCCCGAGCTTGCCACCTGCATCTGGAACGAGAACAGCAGGTTTTTGAGCTGCGCCATCGCCCCCGGCAGCGTCTTGGCCTGCTGCATGGCAATCCCGCCAAACTTGCTCGCGAAGATCGACATCACTTTGTTGAATGTCGCCTCGGGCGACTTCTCGCCCAGGTCCTTGTGCCATTTCCCGGCCAGGTCGGTGTACAGGTACGTGTTCGGGCTGTCCCCTTTGCCCTGCTTCATCTTGATGCCCAGGTTCGCCAGCGGCCGCGTGCTGGTCCCCTCCATCGCGTCCTTCACCGCGATCATCACCTGGCCCAGCGAAACCCGGTACATCCCCGCCACGTCGGCAAACGTGCCCAGGCTGCCCCCTTGCGGGTTCATCCCGAACTCCTTGGCGAGCTGGTAGGACTTCATGATGTCCTCCATCTTGAAGCCCGCGCCCGATCCCATCGAGAAATTGAGCAGCCACGCCATAGCCGACTTGGCCTTGTCTGCGCCGCCTTCCAACCGCGTCAGGCTCACCATCATCTGGTCGACCTGGCCGCCGGCCTTGAACACCCCGCGCACGAACTCCTCGCCCAGCCCGATCACCGCCGCCCCGGTCGCGTACTTGAGGAAGCTGAATGCGCTGGTCAGCCCCGAGACCTGGCGGTGCAGATAGGCCATCGAGCGCTGCGCGCGGGCGATGCCTTCCTCGCCTGCCAGCTTGCGGAAATGCATCGCGGCATCTTTGGTGTAGTCGCGCATCGTCATGATGCGCTCGCCGGCCACGCGCACCGAGGCGCTCAGCCGCTCGATCGATCGCCGCGCCGCGTCCACCGGACCGGTCCAGCGATTGATGGCTTCGAGGATCAGCGCGATCTTCATGGCATCATCCGTTCCGCAACGCGTGCTGCCTGGTCAGCCCAGAATTCCAGCTCGTCGGCGTCGAGCGCGTAGAGCGCGCTCGGCGGCCAGTGAAACGCCGCGGCTAGCTCGCCGAGGGCGTCTCGCCAGTCGGCTGGCCAGGCCCGGTAAAACCCTCGATCACCTTCGACAGCTCGGTGAAGTCGGCGATGTCGATCTTGTCGATCACCGCCATCTCCAGCCCCGAAAGCCGCGCCAGCAGCGCCAAGCCTTTGGCGGCATCGCCGCTCACCTGGTCCAGCGTGCGCAAGTCGCCCGCCACCGGCCGGCGCAGCGTGATTTCGCTCACCGTCTCCTCGCGGGTCGATCCGCTCGAAGGATCGCGGAAGGTGCGGGTCACCGGCTCCTGGAGCTGGTACACATAGCTGCGCGCCGCCATCACACTTCCTCCTCGGCCGGCGGACCCTGGAAGGTCACTTTGGCCTTGCCCTCGCTGAGCGAGACCTTGTCGGCCACATAGGCATTGCGCACGATCAGCGTCTGGCCGGTGTCCGCCTCCACCACGATCGTGGCGTTGTCGATCGCCTGCAGGCTCACCAGGCTCACGCCGGCGGTCAGCAGCACCGTGCATTCCACTTTCGATTCCTTCACCTGCTCCATGTAGAAGCCGGCCTTGAAATCGCCTTCCACGGCGGTGCGCACTGGGCCGCCCGGCTCGATCGAGCCCTTGCCCTCGGTGTTGAGCAGCGCGCCATCCACAGTGATGCGCGTCTGCCCCCAGATCTTGTTCGGGTTGGCCATAACAACTCCTTTAATTGGCTCTCAGCGCCCGCTCAGGTGGGGTCGACCGGCGTGATGTCGAAGTAATAGGCCTTGCCGATCACGAGCTGCTCGGCAGCCTTCGGATTGTCGATCTGGAACTCGGCCATTCCGCTCGGGGTCGCCTTTTGGAACGAGCTGTCTTCCTCGATCAGCTTGGGATCGTACTGGCAGTGGAAGATCGCCTTGGCGCCGCTGTGGGCCTGCGCGTACACCCCGGTGAGGATCATCTTGCAACGAATAGCCATGAATTTGCCTTTCTCTCGCCGGCTCAGAGCCGGAACTGGACGCTCGCAGCGAACACGCGGAACTGGTTGACGATGTTGGGCGGGATCAGCGCGTTGAGGCGGTTGCGGTCGGTCGCATCGCGCTCCACCACCAGGTCGGCCTTGAACTGGTCGAAGTCCTCCACCAGCCCCGCGTTTTCCATCTCGCGAAACAGCGCGATCAGCTCGGCGCGGATGATCTTCGGCGTCACCACCGCCTGGCCTACGCCGAACTGGGTGCTGTCATCGGCCAGCTTGTAGCGCGGGAACTTGGTGGCGATGCGCTGGCGCACATACGTGCGGATCGCGGCCAGCGTCAGCGGCGTGTTCACGTCCAGCCAGGCCACGTCGGGCAGCCCGAAGCCGCTGGTCTGGTAGGTGGTGATCGGCCGCTCGATCGTGCAGGTGCCGTCGCTCTCCACCTTGAACGTGCTCATCCCGTCGTGCAGCAGCAGCTCGCGCTCCTGGCGGGTGAAGCGATCGGCATCGAGCGGCGCCAGCATGCCGGGGATCGGCAGGGTCTGGAACGGCCGCGCCGGGTCGATCGCGCCATAGTAGCCGATCACCCCGCCATAGCTCGCCGCCACCTTCCACGGCGAAGTCGGCCCCTTGCGCACCGGCAGCACCGAAAGATAGGGGCTGTTGAGGCTGGCACCCAGCGTCGCCGCGCTCGACATGCTCGCCGAAACCGCCGCATAGGCCATGCCCTCGCGCTGCACGAGCGGGCCCCAGCGCCGCACCAGTTCGGTGTTGATCGCCGCCAGGTTGCTGGCGTCGGTCCACGGCGTGATCACCGTGTTGAACTGCTTGTCGCCCAGGTTCGGCCACACGGTGGTGATGTCGGGATTGCCGGTGCCGGCCACACCTGCGGCGATTGCCACCGTCACCCCGGCCGGGATCGCCTCGCCCTGGTAATAGGCAACCCGCACGTCGATCGCGTTGCCGCACTCGCCCTTGTGCTGCGCGGTCAGCGTCACCACCCCGGCCGCGCTCGTCGCCACCACTTCCAGGTCGGGCTGCGCGGCGATCGCGGCGGCGGTCGCGGTCGCGATCGCGGTCGCGCTATCGCCCGCATTCACCCCCACCGGCACTTTAGCCCCGCCCACCAGCAGCGGCAGCGTGCCCGCCGCCGTCGCCGGCCCGGTCAGCGTGATCGTCTGGGTGGCCTTCACCCCGGCGTTGAGGTCGGCCACGCCAACCGCCCACAGTTCGGTCTGGTCGTTGGCGCCGACGAACGCCGCCACCATTTGCGCCAGCATCGATCCGCGGCCGAAGGCCTGCACCGCCTGCCCGGCCGAGAAGATCTGCACCGGCGTCAGCGCGGTCGCGGTGCCACTGCCCAGCATCTGGCCGAGGATCAGCGCCCGCTGCGGCACCGCCGGCAAGCCGGAAAGCGCCTTGCTCGAGTCGAACTCGACATAGCTGCCGGGCACCCGCACTTGCGGGGTGTTGAGGCTGATGGTCACTTGCCGGTCTCCTTCCTGGTGGCGGGCTCGTCATCGAGCACCACCACGTCGCCATGCGCCACGCGCCGGTCCCAATAGGCATCGCGCGCCACGCTCTCGCCGGCATCGGCCAGCACGCTCTTGTCGGGCTTGCGCACCCGCGCGCCGGGCGCCGGGGCAATCTTGATCATCTCGGGCATCAGCTTCCGGTCTCCAGTTGAACGGTGTCGGTGGCATCGGCATGCGCATCGTCGGGCAGTTGCACGCCCGGCGCCGAAGGATCGGCGTCGATGGCATCAGAGCCTTGGGCGAACGGCGGAATGTCCCAGTCGACATGAAAGGTGGCGAAGTCGCCAAGCGTCGGTCCGCCGCCGAACGGCGCGTCCATGCTCGCCTGGAACTGCACCGGCATGGCAAGCTCGATCGCCAGCATCGAGATCTTGCGCTCGCTGGCGATCTCCATCATGCGCACCTGGTGCAGCGCGCGAACCTTCAGCGACGAGGCGCCATCCACGTCCGGGCACCAGCCGTGCAGCAGCGCAATCGCGTCCTCGGCCAGTTGGTAGCTGCCGGGCTCGGCCGCTACCGGTCCGCCATGGCGTTGCGCGGTCTCGTTGCGGCTGTTCTCGGCCAGCACCACCAGCCCGAATTGCGCCTCGGCCATCAGCGAGCCGATCGCCAGCGCCTCGCCGCCGCGCAAGCCTGCAAACACCACCCAGGCGCCCGGCGCGCGGATCACCTTGTCGCGCAGATAGATATCCCAGTTGGCGGGATAGGTCTCGAGCGTGCGGAACGTGTAGCCCAGCGCGCCGGCATCGCTCGCCGCTTTCAGCCGCGCCAGCATCGCCAGTTCGATTCCGGCGATCATGCGCCCGCTCCGCCCGGCTCGGCGCCGGTATAGACGGCCACGGCGTGGCCTATTCTGGCCTCGTCGGTTTCGGACACGCCCAGGTAAGGCCGCGCCGGGATCACCACCTGGCTGACCGTGCGCATGCCCAGACCACCGGGCAGCTCGAAATGCAGCGCATCGGCATTCACCGGGCGGATCGTCGCGCCCAGCTGGTGCACGGCCGCATAGATCAGGTTCGAGCCCACCATGACGCTGTTGGGGCTCGCCTCGGCATGCACGCTGTCGCGCAGCCGCTCGCTCTTCACCAGCGTCTGCCCGCCCTCGAGCTCCACGCGCAGCGAGGGCTTCCAGCGCGTCCCGTCAGGGCCTTCGCCATGGTCGAAGCGCTCGCGAGTGCCCATCACCAGCACGCGGCCCAGCACTTCCATCAGCGGGGTCAGATTGCCGGTGCGGATGTAAAGCCAGGAGAGCTGCTCCTCCACCGGCCTCAACCCATCGACGCGGATTTCGTATTCAGCGCTGGCCATGGTCAGAAGCCCGCCAGATCGTCGCGTGTCATGGCCCGTTGGCCGGGCTGCAGCAGCACTTTGCCACCACGCGGCGCAATCGCCTCCACGCCCTGGTCCAGCTTGATCGTGCCGGAGCGGATCGACTGCAGCCGCTGGATCGCCTGGTTGTTGCGCGTCGCCACATCCTCGGGCGCGGTGGTGCGGTAGAGCCGGAAACGTGCGATGTCGCAAGCCGCGTCGATCAGCAGCAGCGCCGGCGGCGCGCCCGGGTCCAGCACATACGTCGCGGCCACATAGCCCTCGACGATCGCATTGGCCGAAGCCAGCGCCTGGCCCAGCCGGTCGGCGTCGATCGCGCCGGTGCCGGCATCGTCGGTCAGCTCGATCAGCTCGCGCGCCTCGAACCTGGCGGCCATGTCATCGGCAGTGGCGAAGGTTGCGGGCACGGCACGGCTTTCCGGTCAATCGGGGCGGGGCTCGAAATCGGGCGAGGCGGAAGCCGGGCCGGCCGATTGCGACAGCCGGCCGGCTCCCCCTCATTCACTTCTTCTTGGAAGCACTCGGGCCGATCATCTCGGCGATCGTCGGCACGAATGCACCCCAGCTTTCGCCGCCATCATCGCTCTGTTCGAGCGTGATCGCGGGGTCAGCGTCCAGCAGCGCCAGCTGCGGCCCGTCGATCGCCTCGCGCGCCACCGTCACCGCCGGCGCCGCCGCCGAGAAGGCCAGGCCCCCCCGACGAAACGGCAGGATCGCACTGGTGGCGCGGATCAGGTCCAGCGCCGGTGCTTCGTTCTGTTCACCACCCATCGTTCGGCGCTCCTATCAAGCCGCGGCCAGCCAGGGGCTGACCAGCATCTCGGCCGAGCCCATCCACACGTTGGTGGCGCCCGCCGCGTTGCGTTCGGCGCGCAGCAGCGTGCGCGCCGCTTCCTCGTTGTTGGGGCCAACCACCAGCAGCTTGCCCTGCAGCCCCAGCGGGCGGCCGTAGTCACCGGTCATGTTGGCCAGGGCGGCACGCGCCGTCTTGTAATGCGCGTCGTCGAGCGTCTGCTTGCTGCCCCAGGCGAACTGCCAGAAGCCGAATCCCACGTTCATGCGCGCGTCGGCGCCGTACTGGAATTCCTTCTTCTGGAACACGTTCTCGTCGGTCGGCCGGTCCTTGGCGATGAACTCGAACTTCTTGCGCCACTGCAGCAGCAGCGGCTTCAGCGCCCGGCTGTCGTCGATCAGGAACCAGGGCTCGCCGCCGCCGCCATCGGTATTGACCACGCTCTGCGGCGTGCCGGTGGCATCGAGCACCGGATGGTCGGTGTCGAAGAAGTACTGCCCGTCGTAACAGGTGGTGGCGAAGCCGGCCTTGAGCAGCTTGTAGACCAGCTCGCAGGGGTGCGCGCCGGTCGAGCGACCCATCTCGGAGAACATCGGGCCATAGATGCCGACGTTGTCGTCCTCGATGTCATTGCGCCGCACGCCGATCGTAAGCTCGTAGTCCTTGTTCTTGATCGTGTAGCTGTGTGCCTGCAGGTTCTGCACCACGCGGTCGCCCAGCCATTCGCGCACGTTGGGGATCTGGCCGAGCCAGCCATATTCGTTCTGCCCGGTGCTCGAAGGCACCTCGCTGGCCACCCGCAGGTGGTCGGTCGGCGCCTGTTCAAGGCCGCCCTGGTAGCTCGCGTTGAACGCGGTCCCCAGCGTGCGCAGGTTCTCGGAATTGATGAGCATGTGAAGTCCTTCCCGCGAAGTGGATCAGAGGTGAAGCGTGCCGACCGCGACCCACACGCCGGTGGCGTCCACGTCGATGATCTTGCCCGCCGCCGATCGCGTGCCGCCGCCATCGGTCTTGGCCACGGTCTGGTCGTCGACGATGTAGGCGGTGTTGCCCACGTCGGCCTGGGCGATCGTGTCGGTGCTGGCGCTGTTGGCGTAGTAGTAGTTGCCCGCGCGCACCGGCACGTTCACCGCGCCGTCAGCGCCGGCGCTGTTGTCGACGAAGGCCTCGGCCCGGCCGTCGGCCTTGAGCGAAAGCGCGGTCACGCCAGGCTTGGCATAACCGGCGGCATCGAGCACCACGAGCGCGCCGATGAAGATCTTCACGCCGCCCTTTACCGGGCGCAGGTAAGTGCCGCCCTCGCGGCGCGGCGTGTTGCGGTCTGCGGAAAGTGCGGTCACTTGCCGGTCTCCTTCTTGCGAATGTCGAGGAACTTCTCCTCGGGGATTTTGAGCATGCTGCAGATCGCCCGCTGCTCATCGGTCAGCTTGCCCTCTTCCTGGGCAGCGGCGGTGCGGGCCTCTTCGCCTGCCTTCACGATCACCGGCGCCGCGCCGATGAACTGGGCAAAGCCGTCGGCATCTTTGCGGGCATAGCCCAGCGCCCAGTCGCGCGAGGCCGGGGCGATCTTGCCAGCGGCGATCGCGCTGTCGACCGAAGCGGTCACCCGCTCCTCGAGGATGCCGCCCAGCTGGCTCGAAAGCTTGTCGAACTCGGCGCGCGGCACGAAGCCGGTGGGGTCAACGCGCAAGGCAGCCGCAGTGCGCAGCTCGTCCAGGCTCGCACCCTCGGCGAGGCCCAGCGCGCTGCACATCGCCGCGCGCTCGGTGCGTGCGGCCGTGGCCCCGCCCGCCAGCGCGGCGATCGCCTGCATGATCTGCTCTTGCGTGGCGCCGGCGGTCAGCCCCAGCGCCTCTGCGATTTCATCCATGAATGTGTCTCCGTCAGGATTGTCTTGTGACATCGAGGCCACTGCCTTGAGCTCCAGCTCGGGGCGGTTGGTCAGGGCGGCATTGAAAATGCGGGTCACGCGGCCGCCGGCGTCGTGTCCGAAGTAAGGGGAAAGGTAGCGATATTCGCGGTCCGCCAGCGCTTGCGTGGCGGCCGTGGTCCAGTCGACATCGCCGACGATCCCGCCATCCTCGATGCGCAGCGTCGCCGGCTTGATCCAGCCCGAAGCCTTCGCCTGGCCGCCCACGCCGTCCTTGGCGCCGAACACCGCCTGGTGGTCGTAATCGATCATGAAGTCGGTGTTGCCCAGCAGCTGCTGCGTTGCCGCGATCACCTGCTCGGCATGCGCGGCACCATCGATGCGGTACTTGCGCCGGCCGTCCCGCGCCGGCATCTCGCCGATCCGCAGCAGCTGCACCGTGCGCGGCGGCGCACCATCGTCGCCCACCACCAGGCCGGCACTGGCGCACGTCGCGCGCAGCTCACCCAATGTCGAGGCCCGGCGCTTGGCCATCAGTTCGGCGTGGTGCCGTTGCCGGTGGGCGCGGCCGGGGCAGCCGGAGCGGCCTTGGGCTCGGCGGCCGCGTCGGCGGCGGCTTTGGCGCCGAAGGCATCGGCAACTTCCGCGTCCACCTTGGTGCCAAGGTTCCAGCCAAACAGCGCCCTGGCCGCCAGGTCGGCCAAGACGAACATGATCGCGCCGATCGCCAGCAGCACCACCAGGCTCACGATGAGATGGAAAAACCCTGCCACGGCGCACGCTCCCGATCGAAAACAGCTCGATGTCGGGTGCCGGCTTAATCGGCGTGCGCACCGCCGATTAGCTGAACTATTTCAGGGGAGGTTGCAGGCGCGCCCGGTTGCGATTATATCCGCCTCAGCCGCCGACGTTTCGGACGTGGGCCTGGGGCTTGGATATCAGGCAGGCGGTCGTTTTCTCCACATCGTGATCACCGTTAACCCGTGCTTCCTGGGCTCGATGATCAGCGTGTACGCCACGTCCTCATACGTCGAGCGCGCTAGCAGCCGCAACTGGCCATTGCCCGAGCGATCGGCGGTGCGCTCCACGCTGTCGATCGCGTTGATGATCCCCGCCAGCTTGCCCAGGTCATATATGGTCACCGCAATCTGGCCGCGCGCTTCCTCGTAGCGCTCAATGCCGTGGCCCTGCAGGATGTGGCGCGCCCGCGCCGCCTCAAGCGTCACGATCCGCGCCGGCCGCTTCACTCCGAATGCCTCGAGCCGTGCCGCCAACCGCGCGGGATACGTGCCGATCGCCAGCGCCGGCACGTCCAGTGCACCCGCCATGGCGGCCGAAGCATAGGCCTCGGCCTTGATCTCGCCCGCCACGCCCTGGAACGTTGCGCCCTCTTCCAGCGCCGCGCTCTTGCCGCCCTTGAGCAACCGCGTCAGGTCAAACCCGGCATCACGCTCGCTGGCATAGCGCCACCCCGCCTTGCCCACGTCGACCGCGATCGCCAGGCCGTCGACCCGCGCCAGGTAGCGGCGAAACAGCATCGGCTTGCCATCCAGGCCTTTAACCCAGCGCCACACGATGTTGGCGGGCTCGCGCAGCGCCCGCCCCACCAGCCCCA